CAGAGGTTGTGCTGGAGATCGCCAAGCCCTCTTCCGCTCGGGTGCGTAACCGGCTGCGGATGTGCTCCACGGCCAGGTTGGCGAACTGGGAGATTTGCGACAGCGACACGTCCGTCCGACCCTGGACGAACTGGGTCGCCAGAGACGCGCACTGCGCCAGCGTCAGTTCCATCTAGACACCACTGGTGAGCGTGACGGAGCCCGGCTTCAACCCCGTGACGATCGCCTGACTGTTCTGCACGCTGATACTCACCAAGGTCGGGTCACTCGCCGTGATCTGCCACGCGCTATCCGGAATCACCATCGGTTGGCCGTACTGGTCGAGGACCTTCAGGGGGATGCTGACGTTCTGGCCATCCACCACCGAGGTCGGTCCATTGACATCAAACCCGAACACCGTCACCGTTGGGGCCGCTGGCAGGACCGTGAAGTCCAGGGTGATCGCAATCGCCCCCGGAGGGACAGGGATGGTCACAGAGGTCATATGTACCTCGACACGACAAGGGGGGAGATGAGGAGGGGGGAGACAAGGTTGCCCGCTGCAGGGTTGGCCGCTGCTCCCGTGGTGGTGACAAACCGCTTGGCCCGGCTGGCCCGCTGTTCCACGATGTCCGACGCGGACGCCGTGGGATCGGGCAACAGTCGTTGTCGGACGAGGCTGTTGAGCGCCAGACGGCGCTCGATGGCAGAATCAATCGCCATGGCTTATGCCCAGAGCCCGGCCTTAAACGTGGTCCCGTCATCCGTGGACGCCGAGGTGCCAATCGCCGTGGCGTTACTGGTGTACAGCGTCGCCACCGTGGCGGTTTGGGCCTGCGAGTACCGAGACGTGGCGTAGACCCACGCCAGCATGGCGGGCGCCGTCGGACCCGTCGCGGACGGAACCGCCGTCACTTCCGCGTAGGTCGCGTTCGACCACTGGCGGTTCGAGAGACTGAACTGTCCGAGACAGGCCGAGAAGAACTGCCCGTCGATCGAGTCCCCGGAGAGGACGACACTGTAGTCGGCGCCAGCCGTGAAGAACGCCGAACTAGCCGAACTCACTCGACAGAGGTGCAGGCCCACGACGCTGTTGAACGTCGCGGAGTCCGTGACCCCGTGGAGGTTGCCGGTCGCGCTGTTGCCCTTGTAGACCGTGATCGTCCCTGCCGAGGTCCGGGCGACCGGAGCCCCAAGGGAGTTGTACGAGTTCCAGAAAATGTCGATGTTCTGGCCCAGATTGAAATCACCGAGATATTGTGCCATGTCCTAGACCACCGCGAGACGAGAAGTGTGTTTGCTGGAACGTTGAACCTTGTTGGCGTTACTGGGGCCACCGGCCGCCGGGGCCACCGCGATCTCCAGGGCCACTCCACCCCAAATGCGATTGGATGCCGTGGTGAAGTCGATGGAGGTATCCTCGCCAAGGAACCACACCGCCTTCATGTGGATCTGTCCGCTCGCCGGTGCTGTAGCGCCGTCGGACAACTGGGTGTGGGCGGCTTCTTTGTTGATCGCGTCCACGGACGAATGAGACACCACGCAATACATGGCATTGTTGACCGCATCCGCAAACGCCGCCAAGGTCACCGAGAACGACGTGCCCGTGTCAGCGCGGTTCTCCCCATCCTGAACGATGGGACTCGCGGTATTGTGGCCCGTCACCTCTTCGAGCGACCATCGACACGCCGTCTTGGTGGACCCGTAGGTGATTGTAATGTCGGACGTATCTTGCCCGGACACCGTCCCAGTAAAAATACACAACCGCTGGTCTGGACTGGCAATGGACTGAAAGTCCACCGACTCCCGCAGGGCCCACGTCCCAAGGTTACTGGCAATGGTCGGGGTGGACGCGGTGTCCACCTCAGCGGCGCACACCGATAAGAGGTAGAGCCGTCCCGCCTCCAGCGTCTCACCCGCAATGGTGTATACCGTCCCGTCGGTGGTGTCGCCGGCAGAGGCGATGTTGGTAATGCTAATCGCCATTTACCACCCCGGATCGGTGTTGTACACGCGGTAAATCCCCCAATCCAACGTCTGCGCCTGCAACGGACCCTCGTTCATGTTCCGACCCAAGGCCAACCCGTAGATGTAGGTCGCCGTAGTGATCGGCTGGTTGATCGAGTTCCGCCAGAGCGTGTTGTCGAACCAACACTTGAAGATGCCTGCGGCGCCCACCTTCATGTGCATCCGCCACCGATGCCACTCCCCATCGAAGTAGTCCACGGTGCTCGGATTCGACACGAGTTTGACCCCAGCGGGGTCGTTGGGCCACTTGGAGGCCGTGGACAACCCGTTCTGGGTGCCCACCTTCATCTCGAACCGATCCCCACCGTTCACGCGCCCGAAAACAAACTTGAGGTCGGCCGCCGCTGGACAGAGCGCCCCGACGTTGGTGGAGAAATTCGCACTGAAGCGACAGTAAATCTCCACCCAACATTCGGCCACGTTCTGCGGGAACTGGGGGTGAATCGCGATACTAAACCCGGAATGACACGGGGCGGCGGAGTTGTCTGGATAGGTGTAGCGGAGCGACTTCCCCGATCCACCCGTTGGACCTTCGGCAATCAATGACATCCGGGCCGTGTTGAGGTCCTCGGTGGCCGCGCTCCATGCTCCGTCCGGATTGGAGGAGGCGTTGAACCGATCGGCCAACAGGGCTGTTTTGTCGGCGTAGTCGAAGAGGTTCTCAATCCACGGCTGCGGGCCGGCCGCCGCAGGGACCACGTTCACGATGGCGGTACTGCTAATAGACATGACTATACCGTGAAGGTAATGGTGCAGAGCGAGGTTGTAGCTGAAACCGCCGCGACATACACCAGGTGGTCGGGGTCGCCCCCAAGGTCACTCACCGTGGACACATAGGTACTCGAACTCGACCACGTCCCCGTCTGTCCCGTCAACACGGTCCCGTCCGAATCCAAGACCCTGGCGATCAGCGTCGTGGCCTGCCCCGTGGACAACGTGGTGATACTCGGGGAAATCGTGATACTCGACGGCGGGTTCTGAGGGCTGGTCACCGCCACGCTGAGCGTGGTTGAAAGGCTGTCGGGTACGTCCGTCGCGGTGATGGTCACCGACCCCGCGTTGCCCGCCGTCAGTACGGCGATCGAGTTGACCGACACCACCGCGTTATTGGTGCTGGTGTAGGTGATGAGGCGTTGGGCGACTGGCACCAGATCGCCATCGTTGTCCACCAACCGCACCGTCACCTGTGTGGTTTGGCCACTCGCCATATTCAGTGGGTTGACACTATCAATGACGATCGCGACCGGGTCTTTCGAGATGACCGACGGGAACCCCGAACTGGTGTTCTGGGACTGAAATCTCAGGGGGCGGAATCCGTAGGTACTTCGGGAATCCCGCCGTCGCTGATTCCTCGCCATCTACCGATTGACCAATCCCGAGAGGGCGATCGTCTCCGAACTGGCGCTCTTGCGGATCACCCTTAGCCACCGAGGCCCCGTCTCAACCCCGAACACCCCTGCGGCAGCAACCGCCGTGACGTGGGAGAAATCGTCGGCCGCCAAGGCAGCGGTGAAGCCCTGCGAGTTCGAGACCTGGACCGTCAGATTGCTCGCGGTCCCCAACTGGGTCACGCGAGAAATGGTCAACTGGGTGAAATCCCCGATGAAGTACGGCCCGCCCGTGACATCGGACGTACTGGGGTCCAACAACGTCTTTTGCTTGGAATACGGCATGATCCCTCAAGCGAACAGGGGCGAGGCGACGTGCCCCGCCCCCGTGCATTCCGATGTGAACCGACGATTACCGACGAACGACGAAGACCGTGTAGGTCGCCGGGCCCGACGCCGTCGCGGCGACGGTGGAGCAGTTCGAGAACTGCAACTTGACCGTGCTGTTGGCGCTGGCCCACGCATTCACCGAGATGCCGTCCGACAACCCGCTAGCCGGAGGACACACCCACAGGGCATCGCCAGACGCAATAGCGTTGACGGTGGCATCCGTGGTGGTGCTCTTGGTCGCCGCCAAAGTCAACGTCTGCACCGAGAAGGTGTAGGCGCTGATGAAGGTCAAGGCAGGCCCGCCCCCGACCGACAACCGACTGGCACTGAGCGAGCCGAACGAGTTCACCACCGTGCCCGACGTGCCGGAGAACGAACTGGCGACGACGGTGGTAGTGAAGGTGCCGGTATTGGCCGACACCCTCCCCTCGACGCTCAGGTTACTGAGATTGGTCGTTTGATCCGAAATAGTTGCCATGAGTGGCTCCTTTTAGCGGCTCAACCGCTCGATCCCCAGACGCCGCGCCACTCGCCGTGACCGCAGATGAAGCCCTGAACCGCTTTCCGCTTGATCACCTCGGAATCGAAGTCCTCTTCCATGCCCTGACGGGGCTTCTCTTCCCAGATGAAGTTCAGGTCGTGCTTGTCGCCCAACAGGAACCACGCAACGCTGTCGGTCTTGTAGTGCGAGACCATGAACGAGAGGCCCTCTTCCTTCAGGGCGTTGATCTCGTTGTTCGCGGTGCCGGGCTTGTACTCCGAGCCCAACAGTTCCCGGGCGGTGAACTTGTCCTCCGGGGAGATGATGACCAAACGCGGCCGGATCATCGCCGGACGACCCCGGTCATCCTTCCAGTTCTCGAAGTCGGTGATCGCCGCCTGCAACGCGGTCACGCTGATATCGGCGTCCGAGGACGGCCGATTGCGCTGGGTCGCCCCACCATCCAGCCGGGTGTGGGCGGTCGAGCACAACTGGAGGGTGTCAAACCCAGTGGACTTGTAACCGTTGCTGTTTGTGGTGCCGAAGGCGCCGTTCAACAGGTTCGCGGCCACGGTCTCCTGGCCATCCAACAGGGACTTCATGAGGCCCTTTTCGAGCTTCTCGATCATCCCGTACAACTCGTGCTTCAGCATCTCGTCGGTGACCTTGTACCCCAGGGCAAACCGCACCGCCTGGTAGGTCTGCGACGGGCCGAAGATCGGATCGTCGTACGAGATGTCCTCGCCTTCCGGCTTCAGAACCGCCGCCCCGAAGTCGGTCATCTTGAAATCGGTGACGGTCGCCTTCTGGGTGCTGCGGGTGTTGGTGAACCGGGTATACTCGGTCGGCCACTTGTCGTTGGTCTCGAAGTGAATGTTCGAGAGCTTCGGCTCCAACAGGACAATGGCTTGTGCGCGTGAAATCGTCATAGGTCAGTCTCCTTACCCGATGGCCTGCGACAGGGCAGAGTTGAGGTAGACGTACGACGACAGGAACTGGACTTCCACGGTCGAGTTCGCCGAGTTGTAGGGGCCAGAGATGACGGCCAATCGGCCGGCCGCTGAAGTGTACGAGAACGTCACCGTGGACACGGTGTTGCCAGACTTGTAGAACCCGACCGTGACGCCGGGGGACAACGAGGAGGCCACGACGCCCGTGGGCAGATCCGCCCGGGCATACGCGCCATTACCAGGCACGGCGATCAATACCTTGCCGGCTGGGAGGGAATCGGTGCTATTGTGGAGCGCGATCCCCGCGATGTGCGGCTCCCCACCCGAATACTCGGACAGGAGGAAGGTGGTCGCGGCGAACTTCACCAACGACCCCTTGACGAACGTCGCGGTCGAGGTCGTATCGAACTGTCGATACTCCCAGTCGCCGCGAATAGGAATCAAACCCTGCGAAACCATGAAGCGTCCTTCGTTCAGCCAATCTTGGCGGGCTGAACATCAATGGTGGGGCTGGCGCCTCGGATTGAACGCGCCGCATCAACCAAGCCCTCGGACCCTTCGGCGAGTGAAGCTTGAGCATTTTCCATGGCGCGTTGTTTGCGCCGTTGATTGAGGGCGACCCGCTCAGCGGGCGCCTTCATGTAGATCGCATCCCCAGCGGCAGTCGCCAGGGTCCCATCCGGTAACTCGCGTGCACCCGGAGGGAGTTTGGTCAAATACGCCTGACCGATATCCTTCTTGGTCAACGGCTCATAGCCGTCGATTCGAGCCTTCATCAACTTCCCCCCTTCCGGGTGACCCGTGGTCGTGGTCGCTCGGACCAGTCGCACGTTCACGGGAAGGGTTCTGACATCCTGGCCCCGTCGGGTGCCGTGGGCGTATTCCGCCATCTGGATGTCCCGTTCGTACCGCATCTCCGAAAACCCAGGGACGTAGGTCAGATCCACTCCCTGGGTCGAGGCGTCGTTCAACAACTCTTCTTTGACCACCCCGAACTCGTCAATGGGGGCGGTGTTAACGAGCGGGCGCTTGCGAAGTGACGCCATTCAGTCGTGTGCTCCGATCCGTGATGAAGTTGGTGGAGTGCTTCTTGGCCATCTCAAACCACTGCTGTCTGGTTTGACCCGTGGCGCGACAGAACTCGTCCAACGTGTTTTCGTCGATCCCCTTCTGCTTGAGGAGATCGCGATAGTCGGCCGGAAGCTCTTTGCTCTCGGTAAGACGGGTAGATTGCCGCTGATACCCGCTCAGGTCCCCTGTCGATCCGGTCGGACGCAGGGTGGGGTCCATCTGAGAGACGAGTTCGCGGGCCCGTTCGGTCGCGAGGTCGTCGATGTGATCCGCCTTCACTAGTCTAACGACCTGGTCAAGGTTGCCCGGGGTCCACATGTGGAAGGGCAACTGGTTCAGCTTGACCTGGATCTCCGGGCCCCACTTCGAGAACGCATCCCGGTGATCCCGCTTGATCTGGGCGAGGTTCGACTCCGCCTGCATCTGATACAACCCCTGCATCCCCTGCCCGACCTGCTGATTCAGGGCTTGGGCGGCTCCTCGAAGAGTCGCCCCGTCCACGTAATCATCGTCCCGGAGTTGGCCCCAGTCCCTCTGTGGCGGTGGCTGGACTGGTGTCGGCTGGCGGACGGCGGTTTCGGCGAAGCTGTAGAGTTGCTGGGCAATGCCGAGGATCTCTTCGGGGGATTTGCCTTTGGCCCAACTGGGGGCGTTGTCGCCGGCCCGCCATTCTTTGGGTTCAGTTGGGGCGGTGCCAGGGGGTGCTGACGAAGGTGGAGACGGGTCGTTCTCGCTCACGGATAATTTCCTTTTGAGAGTCCAGTGCCAGAATCAATTCGTCCGGCAACGATGCGGCTTTCCTCAACCCATTCAGGAAGCCGGTTTTTTGGAGGTAGATGTTGTGCTCGTACCCCCGGAGCCACTGTTCCGATTCGACGCTAAAAAGGTGCTCCAGCGCCTTCCGGTACACCCGCCATCCCGGGCTGCTGACCAGCGCCTTGAGCGCTTGGATCTCCTCCGGGAGGCATGGCTGGGGGGAGGACTTCTGGAATTTCAGGCGTAATCGACTCAGGATCTCGGATATCATGTTGCTCCAGCAACTTGGTGTAGAGTTTCGCCGTCCCCTGCGCGACTTCCAGGGCCGCTTGACCCACCGGACTCCCGTTCATCTGCATCGCCATCTGCATCATCTGGATCATCTGGGGACCCACTTGGGTGTTCAAGGCAAGAAGGTTCTGGAGGGTTTGGCGCTCCATGTCCTTGTTGGCCGTGCCCGACACCGCGTTGATGCTGACGCCAAGACCCAAGGCCGCATCTTCCAATGGTGTCTGGAGTTTCTCCACCACCAACTGGCCTTCGGGGAGCCCCAGGACCTCAACGGCGAGCCGGAGATACTGCTCGGCGCCAACGGAGTTGGTTCCCACTCGCCCGATGTACTGCTGCATCAGTTGGATCATCCGGAGCCCAATCGTGGAGATCCCCGAGTACCGGAGGTCCTTGATGGTCAGGTCGGGACGACGCTTGCCCTCCTGGAGAAGGCTTTGCAGGCTGGAGGCCGGGGTCCGCGAGGGAAGACTTTCCAGCGACCCTCGTTGGAGGTCGGACACCCCTGTGCGTTCCCGCCCAATGCTCAACACGAACTGGATCAACTGGGGGAGGGAGGGATAGACCTCCGCCATCGCCATCGCCACCAAGTCATCCTTCGGGGGACCGTCGGTGACGAAAATCTTCCCGGGGAAGATCGGCTCACCCGGGGCGATGTTGCTGCCCGCTCGGGTGGCGTAGGTCCGACTGTTCACCAGGAGGACGTTGTCCCCGGTGAAGTTGAACAGATCACTCGCGAGGGACTGGAACATCTCCTTCTGCTCACACACCCCAATCCCGTAAAACCCATCGCCGGGGAAGTACCGCACCGCATCGTAGGGCCGTTGGCCGTGATGGAAGGGCTGGTACTGGGCACGAAGAACGGTTCTCGTGGGTTTGTGGTACAGGACGATGATGTCGTCTTCCGAGTCCCCTTGGGTGGGGAAGCGGGCGTGGATCTCGTACAGTTCCACTTCGCGCACGTAGGGGCTGATCCCCCCAGGCGCGGTCGTCATGCCAACAGGAACATCCCGGTCGAACGTCTGGCCGGCGGTCGCCAGTTTTCGCTGGTAGTCGAGGGCCTGGATCTGCTCCCGATGCAGGGTCAAGACCCGCTCTTCCATCTGAAGGACCAGATCGAGGTCCTGCTTGTCCATCATGGGGAAGAGAGGATCGGAGGCGTTGGCAATGGACCGGAGTCGTTGGACGTTGACTCGAACGCGCTCCGCCACCCATGCGGCACCCCCTTGATCGTCCGGCTGAATCGCCGTCGCAGACGGGGGGATGATGAAGTCGGCGAGACTCACATGGTCCACGAACGGTCGGGAGACCATTCGGTTGACTACTTTGAGTTTGCCCTGACTGTCGTAGGTGCGGTAGGGACGGTTCTCGTAGCTCCAGCCGGTTTTATAGATCGCCGTGCCGAGTTTAACCATCTCCAGTAAGGCTCGTTTGTTCACCTGGTACATCTTGAGGACCGAGTGGTCCAACCAGGTGAGGAAGTCCTGCATGGGTTTGGCGGCGTCTTCCCAGCGTTCGTTCAAGGCTTGGACGGACCACAAATCCTCCGACGCATGGAGGGTCTGCATGAACGACGCGAAGAGGGGATCGACATCCCCGGCGGTCAACGGGAGGGTATACCCGAACGCCCCTTCGTAGGGGAAGGACTTGGTCTGGGACTTGGCGGGCGGACGGTACTGAATCAACCATTGGCGCCATTGGGCCTCCAATCCCATCCTGGCCTGATTGGCCGAGGTGAGTTCGTAGTCCATCCAATCGAGGAAGGCTTGCTTCTTCCCCGGGCCCCACTTGACTGCGTCGGTCATGGCTTCGCCTCATAGACCGCGCACAACTGGGTACCGTGGTTGGGACACCTCGGCAACGCCATGAACCGCTCGGCTGGCATTTCCCTTAGCGACCGCTCTCCGAAGTTCCTAGCACAAAAGCATCGCCAGAGTGCCACGTCTGGATTGGTGGTCAGCGATGGCACCTCGGTCATGAATACCTACGACGGAAGGAGCGCAGCTGGTGCCACTTCGATGGGGTCACGAAAAAGCCAGAGGTCCATGGCATACCCTCGTCAACCCACCAGATATGAAGGCGATATTTCATGGCACGAAAGACAGGCCGGACCAGCGCCCACAGTACCATTCGCCAATACCGCCGAGACCAAAATGGCCACCAGATTTCCGTGTCGAACTCCTCCAGGTACACCGGAGGTACGAGGATTCGGCGCCACATCTCTGGAAGGAATGGACGAAGTTCGGTGGTCACCGCCAACGGCCAGATCAACACCATACCGTTCGGCAGTGACTTCCACCACCGATCCATCTAGCGACGACCGTCTCGGTACATCCGCTCACTAAGGTCCCGCTCGGCGCGCTTCTCGTACTTGCCCGCCTGGAGATTTTCGGTGCCGTCAAACTTCGACGGCCCCACGCCCTTGCCCGACGTGAACCCCCCGACCTCCCGAGGCTTGGGAGCACTCGCGCCATCGCGTTTCTTGCATTTAAACGACGACATGTTAGACCTTCCCGTCGGAAAAGTGGTCAGTGTTCAGTTGATGCTCGTTCGAGCCCTTCGGAGTAGAAGCGTCGTAGCCCGTGAGAATTCGGGCCTGGGCCCGCATGTTGCTCTTCCCACCGCAGTCCTTGCCGTCCGACGGGGAATAGTCCCACGAAGCACCTGTCTTGACTTTCTCTTTGCCCCGGAGGTTTTCCGTTCCAGGGGATTTGTACATGGCCATGTTTAGATCCTTCGGGTTGGGACAATCCCACGGCGGAGATAGTACTGCTGCTTTTCCATTTCCTGACGTACCGTCACCGACCGCGTCTGGGAGTTGCCCTTGCGCCAGATCTCTGGTCCGTAGGCCAGGGCGTCGAGCAAGTCCACCCGTCGTCCCCGGGGGAACTGACGGTACTGTTCGCGAAATTCGGTGAACTGAGGGCCTTTGCCGATGGCAATCTGACCCCTCTGGAAGTATGGCTCTAAGGTCAAGATGCGCTGTTCCTTGACCGTCGATTTAGGCTTCACAACCTCAATCGGGAGGGTGATGCCCTGGTCTTGGGCAGATTTCCGGACCAGTTCCACGAACGCCGCCTGCTGCCCCGCGACCTCAATGGCCACCTTTCTCAGCTTGTACCGGGAGAAGAAGGCCAAAATTTGCTGGATGACGGCATGGAAAGTGACCTGCTCGGACCACGCCTCCAGCAAGAGGTGGGTGTGGCCCTTCAGTTCGGTCCCCGTGACCAGGATGGCCCCCCGCATCCGGTCGGACCCCGTTCGGGCCCCAAACCCTCCAGGATCGACCAGCATGATGATGTCCAGATCGGGAATGGCGAGGGTTTTGGCCGCTCCCTCGACCGAGTTCAACCGAAGAGTCTGGGGGTCGATCCAGTCGTAATAGCGAAACCAGTGATCCTTGAAGGTGGCGGTGACATCGTCCGAGGGCTCGTTCTGCATGTTGCACGCGAAGAGCACCGGATCGTCGATTCTGGCTTTGGCCAGGGCCTCCATCGTGAACTTGGGGTTTTCGGGCCAAATGGTCTTACCATCTTCGATGGCCGACCGCTTGAAAATGGCCAGATCCCCCTTTCGTCGGACGGGCACAATCTGGGTCGTGCCGTCCCCCAACCGCTGCGAAATGTTCCAGATCCGGTCTTCCTCCCCGTACCCGTACGCCTCTTCGACATAGTGGTAGGGGTCCCCGGCGTACCAGTGGGTGCCCACGAACAAAAGTTCTGGGAAGGGCTCGGCCCACGCGTTCACCAGGTTTCGGAGTTGGGAGATCCATCGGTTGATCTTCCCGGTGAGATCCGAGTTCCCCGCCCGGGCGTTCTCCATCGCCTCCCGAGAGAAGATGTCGTCGCAGACAATCAGGTCGGGGTGGTCACCGGTGACTGTTCCCCCCTCACCGATACAGGCGATGGTGTGCTCCCGACGAGTAGCTGTCCTGGTCACCACGATCTTGTTGGTGGCCCACACCGTCTGTTTGGGATCGGGAACTACGTCAGGGAACAACTCACGGAGGAGTTGGTTCCCCAGAAGCTCTTGTTTGATCGCCCCGAGGAACTTTTCGGCGTTTTCCAACTTCTCGTTGGCGATCAGGATGGCAATGTTGGGATTCTGGAGGATGCGTTGGAGGACGTACGCCTGGGTCGCGAGCGTGCTCTTCCCCGCTTCTCGGGGCATCAGGATCTTGCGATGGGGGGCGTTGTCGATCTCGGGAATCCCGAGTTTCCGCTCCAGGAACTTGCAGAACAGTCCGTGAACCCGAGGGTTCATCCGGACCTTGTCCCCGTAGCCGAGAACGACTCCGGCAAACCAGTACAGGTCGGTCTTGCACCGCTCCCGCCAGGCGTGCCACGTGGGGTCGCCGTGCTGGAACTGGGCTTGGAGGCTAGTCAGCGGTCACCTCGGTGACGGTGACTTCGGCGATATCCGTGATGTCCACCGCCGCTTCGACTTTGCCTTGGTGGCGAGACATGAAATCGCCCCCGATATTGACATTCACGATCTGGGCGGGTAACTTTTCGAGGCGGTCTTCGGGCCAGACTCGATCTAACACCGGAATCGTGTACCGATACACCACATCCCAGCGTTCGGCTTTGACCAATTCATCCAGAGCCGTGAAGTGATGCTTCACGGCGATGGGCATTTGGCTTTCCATCACCGCCCGGGCTTTCGCCACCTCTTCTTCGCTGATTTGCATCTTGAACGCCGCAAAGACGGGGTTCTGAATCAGCGTTTTGACGACACTCTCTCGGATGTTTTGGCGGGTGATTTCCCGCGCCTTGACCATGATCTCCGAGAAGCTGGGCTTCTCGACCTGATCGGCCATCCACAGGGCCAATTTCTTGTGCCAAGGCTGCAAGTTGTCCCCAGCGGCGTTGGCCGCGAGGGTCATTTCTTTGCGGATTTGGGAGTATTTGTACCGCTCCCGGTCCACTTTCGACAGTCGTTTGCCAGCGGACAGGAGGAACTCCTTGGATAAGCAGAAAACCCCAGCACAAGACCTTCCACGTCGGCCCCTCAAGGCGTCCGACCAGGTCGGGTCGTTCTATGTGAAGTACTCTGACGACATGGCTCGGATGGTCCGAATGATCCGAGACCTCCACCGTCGGGTCCGTCACTTGGAGGGCCGATGCTGAGTATCGTGGTGGGGACGCGACCCGAGTGCATTAAAGTTGCCCCCCTGGTCAAGGCACTGAAGGACCTTGGAGTACCCCATCAAGTCATCCACACCAACCAGCATCAGGATCTCTGGAAGGGGTCGGGGTTGGTGCCGGACATCTTCCTCGACCCCACCCCGTTTGATCCCGAGTGGGATACGATCGCGGAGGGGATCGGAGAGCGGCTGGGCCCGATCATTGGGATTACCGACGTCCTCGTGCAAGGGGATACCCTGAGCGCTTATGCGGGGGCGTCGAAGTGCATGGGCCGACTGATCCACCTTGAGGCGGGGGTGAGAAGCGGGGATGACGAGAACCCTTGGCCCGAAGAAGGTATCCGTCGAACGATTGATTTATGGGCTAGTCTTGCGTTTTGTGCCACCCCCACGCATATTAAGAACCTGACACGCGAGGGATTCAAGGGCACCATGTTCTTGACGGGGAATACGGGGGTGGATGCGTGCTTGAGTCGGCAGAGTCCAGTACCGGTCGAAAACCGCCATTCTGGTACCGTCTTGATGACCCTGCATCGAAGGGAGTCGTTTGGGTCTCCTTTACGGACGGTTGTCGCTGGCATTTCGGAGTTTGCCCGCCTCTATGGCGACCTCCAGGTCCAGTGGCCCCTTCACCCCAATCCGGAGATTCAAGCCTCCTTTGACCCCCATGCCCTCCCGAAAAACGTCAAAATCGGCCCCCCACTGGCCTACTCAACCTTCCTCAACAAGCTCGCTCATGCTCGCTTTGTTGTCACCGACTCTGGAGGTGTGCAGGAAGATGCGTGTACGCTGGGAATTCCGTGTGTGGTGGCGCGAGAGGTCACCGACCGGCCGGAAAGCGTTGAAAGTGGTCAAGCTGTGGTCTGTGGGCGGACGAAAGAAGGGGTGATCGAGGGGATGATGACGGCTTTACGAGGAGAGTTGACGACCGACCCCTCTAGTGTGTACGGGGACGGGCACAGTGCGGAGCGGATCGCCACCCTCATTCAGGAGACCCGATGAAAGCCACCCCATTGGGGGACAAGATCGTCGTGAAACTCTTCCCCGAACCGAGAGCGTACACCGCGAGCAAGTTGTTGATCGTGAGCCAGGATGAATCTTCTGCCCGATGGGGGAAGGTCCTCGATATCGGGCCCGAAGCCTTTCGGGTGGTTCCGGGTCAGGAGGTCTGCGTCAACACCGTCTTGGGAAGACCGTTTGGGCAGGACACGTTGATTCTCCCGGATAGTGCGGTGTTGTTGACCCGGGAGTACGAGGAGGAGGAATGAGGGGCTATCACCGCGACACCTTCTTGGAGCCCGAAGCCCGAGCGGAGAACGTCCGGGTCCAGAACGAGATCAACGACGGGCCGGTGTGGCCGTACGAACGACAGAACTGGGAACGGTGGAAACGGCTCGGGCAACCCAAGGACATGCAGATCATTCTGGGAGACGGGACGATCTTCTGGTCCAAGGGGACTCCGGTAGTGGAGCGCCGCGATTTGCCCGAGTTCCACGTGAAACACCAGGGGAACATCTATTGGGGGTGGGGTCGCCCCAGTTTGGAGCCCTATGGATGATGTGCGACCCGAACTGGAAGCGGTGATCGCCCGACTCCAGCGCATCCTGGTACTTGTTGCTCCGGAGAAGACCTTACCCACGGTGATCGTGGATGCCATCGCGACTCGGTTCTCGACCAAGGGTCAGCAGGAAGACGCCTGGGCAACCGCTGTCTTACGATTGAAGGCGGGGGACGACCCCTCGGTGATTGCGGACGACATCTACCGGATGACCGATGATGGCGAATGAGGTGGCCCGTCGTGCCTATCCCGACCCCCCGAGGTGCCTGACGTGTAAGTGGTGGGTTGATCCCCCACTCCAGCGGCCCCTGGAAATGCTCTACGGCTCGTGTACCCGCCATCCCAAGTGGGAGACTACGGCGGAGGTCCACTACTGCGGGGAACACCGCCCCAAGGACGATCCCATTGGAAATCCTCAGCCAGATTGACGAGATGTGCCGGACGACCGCGTGGAACACCTGCACCCTCACCAGGTACCCCGACCAATGGCACCTCTCCGTCTCCAAGGTGGGGCCGGACACCTGGGCCACCGATTGTCGCGTCTTCAATGGCGACCTGTGTGACGTGCTTCAGTCCTTCGAGCAGTTCCGTCTCACCCTGAAACCCAAAGACCCATGAACGTAACCCTGCCCCTGGATGGGGCCAAGCCCACCGCTGGATGGTGTGTGATCCAGAACATCGACACGGACGAGTGCTACCCCGGCACCAAGATGATCATCCCCGATGCGTCCCGGATGGACATGGCCAGAGATCAAGCCGAACTTGTCTACTCGGGAGGGAATAGCTGGTGTGACGACCCCGACTGCGAGCGACTCCACAGCACGGGACGGTACATCAAAGGGGGGGGAGAGTTTCTTGGACAATACCCCACCAAACTCCGACAGCACACCACCCACCCCATGCTGGTCAGGGAAAGCTGGGTCTTAACCGCTCCGAGAGCCCGTCTCCCCATCCCGGGGTACCCTCGGTATTTCTTGATCGCCATGAGCGACCTCTGGGCGATTCTGGAACCCTAAGCGGATTCCCACTCCCCAAAGGGCTGCACCGGCATCTGGTTCCCGAAATGGGACTCCGAGGTGTGAGGGGGAGGCTCGATCTTCCGGATAGCCGGGACAGCAGCAATCTGGGCCCGAAGTTGCGCTAAGGCGTTGTTCTGAGTCGCTGGGATCGGAGCACCCATCCCAAATGGCTTCCCCTCCAGCGCTTCGATCCTCGCCGCCAACGACCCCACCAAATCCCCAAGAATCCGCACCTCCTCCACCAATGCCTTCACCTGCCAGTCCACTGTCTGACCCGCCGCCTTCCGCTCTCGGTGCGCCCGCACCCGCTCCGCACTCGTCTTTGCCACCGCACTCTCCGTTACTCAATCGTGTAACGAACGTTACCAATTGTTACATCAAAAGTCAAGTAACGTTACTGACTCCCGTTGCAAATTTGTAGATTCTGGAGAGGGGTGCCCCCCGCCCTGTCATAGGGGCCCTGGGGGCTAACCCCTCGTATGGGCGAGCTTGTGGCACGAGCGACACAGCCACACCACATCAAGGAGGTGCTCGTCGGCGTATCCGTTGTGATGGTGCCCGTCGATGCGTCGATCCCCCATGCCGCACTTCGAGCAGGTCGGGGGGCGAACCAAGACTCCCTTCGCTATCCCCTTGGCCAGCGCCTTCTTAGCTTTGTACATCGGCAACGACCAGTCACGCTTCGGTGCCTTCGATCGACTGTAGCGCATCATCTCCCGAAGACACTCGAAACAGTGCTTCGCCCGCCCATCCCGCCGTGTCCGGTTGAAGCCAAACGACGCCCGGGGGAGTTCCCGCTTGCAATGGTAACAACGATGAGTAGTCATCCCTGAAATATAATCACCAGGGCTAACGTATGACAACTCCCGTATGGTGTTGTAGTTATGTGAGATGGACGCCCCTGCTCCGGCAAGGGGTGGATGGGGGGTTACGTGGCCCTTCGGTTTCTCTTCGGGCGGCAGTTGTTGCCGGGTTCGGGATCTATTGGGGGAAGATGTCCCGAACGTACGGTGTCGCTACGGTGTGGCACATTGCCCGACCCCCCACCATAACCTCCATTCGCTATTCGCGAATACCGAAGATCGTTGCCCCACAACGACTTAGCATCCTAAGCCAACTTAACATACTGTGCCTTATACGACTGGCCGGTCTCTGTTCGGTATCTGGCCACCTCTGTGTGTGCGGCGAGGATCGGCGAGGGCGCAACTGCCAGGGTGGGACATGAGAGTGCCTACTTGCAATTTAGGATAGCCTAAACCTTGGTTCCGGTAGGTCTTAACTCTTTGAGGGGTATTCTTGGGTCTTTAGGTGGAGATCGTCGTTCTGAGCGGATTCTAGTTCGATTGCGGGGTATTTAAAGATGGTTGTCCCGTTGGTGGGGATGGCGGGCATCCTCTCATAAGCGGAATACGTCGTTCGGCATAGATCTCGGGAAAGATGCCGAATGACGGATGTCATTATGTGTCGAGACTACCTGAATCCGCCAGTTTCGGCCAATTGTGGTGGCACTACCTCAACACCTGTGGCGTCTACGCAATGTATCGTCCGGCAATACTTTCCGTTCTCGTTTCATTCCGTTCCATACGATAACGGCACCGCTTATGCTATGTAGTGTGGTGGGACCAACACTCAACAGGGAGATGACAGGATGATCCACAAGACGCTACAACGTATCGGCGGGCTCACGATAGCGAGTAAGCGCTATCTAATGGCCCTTGAGGCCAACAATGACCCGACAACCTACGTTGTGTCCGGCTTTCTCCCTTCGTCACTCGAACTAGATCGATGGGAATGGGTCAGTTTTCAATTTTCCGATATTCGGTCAGCGCGCCACGCCTTAGAACATCTCGCCACCGCCTAGGGATGGCTCCCGGGCCGGTTCGATTCCGGCCCCTAGGACTAGGAAAGACAACAACTTAACTAAGGAGGATATGTGAAAACGATGTGGGGCACCCTGACGGCACGACGTCCAATCTACGTTCCGTCGGGGCGGCTAACCGACCTGGCTACCGTGCTCGGGGATGCCGCGAAACTGGCCGTAACATCGCCTGGCCGATCATGGGATTCTGACTACAAGGTGGCGCTCTTCACGTCAGTCGGGGCGGCCGAAACGGCGCTCAATATGGGCCGGTCGGCGCCCCTTGACCGCTCAGCATGGGCGCGCAATTCCGCCGATCGTTGGCACCCCGTAACATGACATGCCGCACCTGTGGCCGTTCCATGTCGATGAAGCGCGAAGCCTGTACCTACTACTGTGACAACCGGGAGTGCCCCGACTATCGGGGCGTAGGGTGGCGAGTAGCGAAAGCGGACAACATTTTCACTAAGGGGGAGTAGATGTCGCGACGTTTTACGGACTGGAAAGAGGCCCATCGGGCCGCGATCGACTTGGCCGATCAGGTTGGGCTCGATGTGGCGATTCGGCGCCAACGGGAATACGGCAAGGACGGATTTAACCTGTCCCTGGCCTGTAAGATGGATTCGGACTACGCCCGGGCGGAAATCGTTCGCCCCGGAACACCTGCCTAGTCTCACTCATTCACAAAGGGGACACAAGATGACGCGACAGGTTCAAGTACCCAAAATTGGCGACCGGATGACGGTACGGGGTATCGAGTGCGAGATTTTCAAGGTGCACTTTCCCGGAACCGTTGACGTGGTGGCGCTGGACAATTCCGGCGCCTGGCGGGTAACCGGATTGCCCTTCCTCAAGATCGACCGATGACCGGGTATATCGTCATCTGTGACGGCCGGCCGGTATGGCGCGGTCCCGAGGAACGGCTCCGGGTGGAAGTGTTCTCCACGCGCCAGGGGGCCGAAAACGCGCTCGGCCGCATCCGATTCGCCAATCGTGTCAATGGCGTATCAACCGAGGGCTACACCATTCAACCAGCCAGTGTTTCGACGACCTGGCGCTACCCGGAAGGGGAATGCCCATGACCCTCTCTATGTTGGGCCAGTGCAAGGTGTGTGGTGGCGAATGTGAATCGTGGGCCAAGGTGTGCGACGATTGTGTTGCCAAGGCCCATGACGAACTACTCCGAGCCGCCCCCGATCGGTCCCGATGCCGGTACTGTGGCGCCTACAAGAGTGCATCGGGGCACTCCGAGTTTGTTTGCTCACAGCGAGCCGAACGGGGGGAATTGTGACCCTTTCGATGTTGGGCCAACTCAATCGGGAGGGCTGTACCGTCCTCCGATGGGATGACGCGACCCTGTACAAAACCGTGTTGGCCAAGCGGGGACATCTCCGACGCTGGCGGATGCTCCTGGAACGGTTGGGGTGGCGGTTGGTGAAGGTGGAGCGGTGGGACGGGGCGGGACGGGGTATCGCGTGTTTTCTCACGTTCTCGAAAGAGGCTTAAAGGTGAAACATTACCCGGTCGGTACCCAATTCATGAGCCGAGGAAAGTTTCCCCGACTTTGCACCGTGACCGACGTGTTGACGACCACCAACCTGGCCGGTGACGTGGTGAGTGTTCGGTATGTCGCGACCCATACTACCGTTGGCGGCCAATTGGTGACCGACGCAACCGTAGTCGATACCACGATCGCTATGGGATTGGCGACCAACGCATGACGTGCCAATGGCCCGATTGCGACCGCGCCGCCACCGCCGTCAACCTTTGGCGCTACCCGTACATGTCGGCGCCCTGGCGTACGCCGGTATGCGACAAGCACCGAAAGACACTCCTGTCGGAGTGCGCCAATCTCACGCTTAACCGCTTTCTCACGTTTAGCAAGGGAGCCTAAAGTGTTTCAAGTCATTGCGTGGTGGCGGGCCAACCTCTCCGCTTGGGTGTTGGGCTTTCGTGAAGCGGCGAGCGATTTCACCACATCGTTTGATGGCGACCTGATTGAAACCTACGATCGGGGACGCGCTTTCGGTCGGGCCATTCGTGGCTACCATGACTGACCTACGCACTACCCAACCTCTCACGTTTAGCAAGGGGGCCTAAAGTGACCGATGACACTGTGGTAACCGTCTAGGCTTTGGATCTAACACTCAACAGGGAGAGACGCAATGCTGTACACCTTTGGGCATCGGACGGTAACGGCGGCGCAGGCGAAGCTGCTCTTAACGCAAGCGGCCGATACCCTGGCCAAATCCTCGGTAGACGTGACCGATGACACTGTGGTAACCGTTGGCGGGACGTCATTCCCGTCGATCTATGAGGCGATGCGGGCCGGTGGGGTGGAGATGGACAACCACGAAACCGACTTGTATGTCCCGGTGACGCCCTACACTCTGGCCGTGGTTAAGGGGTATCGCTTCGCGGGGAACGTTACCACGTTCACGCACCAGATCCGCAAAACCCAGTGGTTCGACATCCCCTTTGCCTACCTCCCGGCCTGGGACCGGAAACCGAACATGGAGCGGTTACGGGCCGCCGTTATGGCCGAAAATGTCGGCAGTGCCGCGCAAGTGCCGACGTTTGACCACCTGACCGCCATTCGAGTACCCCATGACTGACCTACGCGCCATCCGCCAAGCCCTCGGCTTGACCCAAGAGGAATTAGCCCGTCTCACCTGGCGACGGTCGGGAGGAGCTATTTCCGATTGGGAAACCGGGCAAACGCAATGCCCTTCGCACATCGTGAAACGGTTACTGGAGTTGGTGGCGGAACGCTCGAATCAGAGTGACCCACCACCCTTGACGAATCCCCGTTAGTCACTTACTATTGCGTACGGCCAGGGAGGGCCGACCACATGACGAAAGCCGAACGTACCGCCCGACTGATTGACCAAGCCCGCGCCCGCTTTGGGCTGACGGCTCAGGACACCATGACCCTGATTCGCGCCGAGAAAACGTTGCAGCGGTGGGCCGAGCAAGAGTGCGGGGACGGTAACGCTTGGGCCTCATGGTCGATTGAACGGGACGAGGAAACCGACATCCCCTATCGGTGCGTCTATCCGCACCTCAGCGGGTCGCCCACCCGGACCAAGATCCGCGATACTGAAACCATTACCAAGCGGCAAGTGGAGCGCTTGCTGGCCAAGTATCCGGGCGTCACGGCCATGTATCAGGGCGACCCCCGAGGGTGCGCCTTGCATCTTTGCAAGACCGAGGACGCCCAGCGTGACCCCCACAATTACAGCATGTACGGACTGGCGGTGGGCGTCTAATGGACCCCTGGTTGATGTGGCTCGCGGGGGTGGCGTCCGGACTGATTTACGCTAAACCCCTTCGGTATCTGTGGGACCGGGTCACTGAGAGGCGGAGAACATGGTAACCATTCTGACGTTGATGGGGTTGTATGTCGTGGTGTTTCTCGGGTTGGTCCTGCTCAGCGAAAGGAAGCACCGATGAGGCTCTTAGGGTGGAAATTCGTGGAGAGCAGGTTGCAAAGCAGGGGCGTTCAATTCGCGGTCGGGCAGTGGACCGACCCCATTGTAGACCCGATTCCCTGTCAACGGGGCTACCACTGGTGCAAGAGCCCCCGTGATTTGGTTCTGGGGTATCGGGAATACGGGCCGGTCGTGGTCCAGGTGGAAGCGCTGGACGGGATCGACCACGACACCAAAACCGTGTCCAGTCGATTGTACGTGCATCGGGTGGCCGATTGGGACGCACGGAGTGAACGACTCTGGGTAGCCGATTGCGCCGAGCACGTTTTACACCACTTCGAGACAAAGTACCCGAACGACCAACGCCCCCGGTTGGCGATTGAGGCAACACGACAGTACGCCTACGGCGAGATTGGGACCGCCGCCTGGGCCGCCGCCAGGACCGCCGCCGGGGACGCCGCCGGGGACGCCGCCAGGACCGCCGCCAGGACCGCCGCCGGGGACGCCGCCTGGGCCGCCGCCTGGGCCGCCGCCGGGACCGGCGCCTGGGCCGCCGCCTGGGCCGCCGCCGGGACCGGCGCCTGGGCCGCCGCCTGGGCC